TGTAATAGCACCACCGACATTATTTACGTTAGCTATTGAACCTGCAACTGTCGTTACGTTAGCATTGTTATTTGCAACTGAAGTTACATCAGAAGAAATACCTGCAACAGTCGTAACGTCTGCGTTTACTCCTGCTACTGTTGTAATGTTAGCATTGTTTCCTGCTACTGTGTTTACATTAGCAACATTAGTTGCAACTGTATTTACATTAGAAATATCTGTAGCAACAGTTCCTATATCTGTAGCATCATTAGTAACACTTGTTAAATCTGTTGATATACCTGCAACTGTACTTACGTTAGCTGAAATACCTGCTACTGTAGAAATATCTGTATCGTTACCTGCAACTGTAGTTACATCTGCATTTATTCCTGCTACTGTGTTGATGTTTGAACTGTTTGCATTTACAGCATTAATATTTGTTTCATTACCTACTACTGCATTTATATTTGTAGAATTTCCTGCTACCGAATTTACATTGGCTATATCTGTAGCAACATTATTAACATTAGTAATATTTGTACCAACTGTATTTACGTTAGCTATGTTGTTTGATACTGTGTCTATTTCTGAAGTAGCTTCATTTAAATCGTTAGCCGCAGTTTCTATTTCTGAGATAGCTTCATTTAAATCATTTGCTACTGTCACTACGTCTGCAATGTTAGTAGCTACTGTAGTAATTGATGGCATGTTGGTTGCCACAGTACCAATATCTGTAGCATCATTTGCTACTGCTGTAACATCAGAAGCAATATTAGCTACATCTGTTACATCTGAACTAATACCTGCAACTGTTGTGATGTTAGGTATGTTAGTTGAGATAAATTGTTTGTTTACAGCATCAGTATTATCTACTGGGTCTGCAACATTAGTAATTCTTTTGTTTGTTGCGTCCCATTGGTCTGTAGTTGTAGAAATATTTAAAGTACCTTCTGTAATATCAATAGCTTCTTGTGCCATAAAGAAAGCTTGGTTTCCATCTTGGTCAAGTGAAGCTTCTGTAAGGGTAGATCCATCTTGATAATCTACAAGTCTAGCATTTCTATTTGAAGACCTAGTAATTTTAATTATAGAACTATTTGCAGGAGCCGACCCAAATGCAATAGTAGATGAGTTAGAAAAAGTATAATCTGTAGTTAATGTTTTTGTAACACCATCTACAGTTACAATAACATCAGCAGTTGTAATGTACGGAAAGGTTACACTATAAGAAGTTGTGCTACCATTACCTGTATATGTATCTATTGCAAATGCCATATTTTATTTGTTTTCCCTGTTGTTAATATAGTTCTTGTTGACCTTTATCTGGTAAGCCAGAATGATCTCTTACAAAGTTTAAGAATTGGTTAATCCCATATAAGTTTTGATATGGAAATAATCTCATTATTCTATTTAAATCTTGTTTACTAAAATTGTAGTCAGATCTTGTTGCTTTTAATCCAGATCCTGCAACTTGAAATATTTTACCTATTAAATCATAAGTAGGATTACCTGTTATTAAATTCATTTCTTGACCAGATGATCTGGTATTAAATCTGTGATCTGGTGCAACCTGTCCCATAATCATATCTAAGAAAGGAGGCATAACCGAAGACCAACCTGCTCTTTGGAAAGAAGCAATTGCAATCTTATTGTAATCACCTTTTTCTCCAAGTTTCTTTTTTAAGTATGCTTTCTTTTCACTTTTAGACATACCAACAGCATTAAAGTTAGCTTGAGCAACATAAGCCGCTCCTCCAATAAATGAAGTATATAAGAACATATTTACTGTTGCTTGGTCTGCCATAGCTACGTTATGTAAAAACTGTTTATTCCAAGCAGTCATAACGAATTGTCTAAACTGACCCATAGTTTTTCCCCAAGCATTGTCTGAGAAAAATCTACTCGTATCTCCAATAAAATTATATTGAACAGCTCGTTTAGTATATCTGTTAGTTGCTATTGCAAATCTTTTAACTAAAGCTTGATCTTTAAATTTTACAAAATCAAATGATAAAACTCTACGACCTAAAGAGTTACTTGTAGTAACTACATTAGGACTATTAAATTCTTTTGCTAAAGCTACAAGATCAGCATCATCTAATCCTAAAACTCTGTATCTGTTTAGTCTACCTTTACTTATAGCATCTATAGTTTTTCCACCTTTAGAAACATCTATAAGATCTTCTGCTAATTTATGAACAAATAATCTCATAGCAATCTTTCTTTGGTTGCTATCTATTTTAATTAAACCAGAAGTATATCCTGTTATTTTTTCTGCCGCATTAGTTAATGGTTTTGATACAAAACTAGCTTGACTATCTAATTTAGAAATACCTCTGTCTAAAACATCATGTGCTTGATATAATCTGTATAAGTAATCATCTCCATTAGATGCACCAATAATAGCCATGTCGTTATAGAAAGTATCGTCTATCTTACCCGCTTGGGCATCATCAACTAACTTTCTAAAGAAAGGTATTTCATTCAACATGGTTTTCATACCTTGTTGTGATACAGCTACACCATACTCAGGTAGCTGTGCTATACCTACTTGGTTTAGTACCCTTATAAAATTAAATCTTCTTAAATCTCTTAATACTTTATTTGCACCAAATGATGGATCTCCTGTTTCAGTAGATCTTCCCATAATGTTATTAAAGAAACTATCTATTGTATCTTTTTCTTCTTGTGCAATAAACTTATTACCTAATCCTCTTTGTGTAGTATTTTTAGTTTTAGCTACATTAGTTTTAGGATCATTGTAAACTTTATCAATATCGTTAAATAATTCGTTCTTTGTTTTTAACCATTGGTTTCTACTTTTAATACCCATTCTTTCGGATAGTGAATACCAACCACTCATTTCATTTGTGTATGAGTGCCAAAGTAAATCTATATCATTTTCAAAAAGATCATCTACTCTAGTGTTAACACCTTTAATTGTAGTTTCAAAGTTTTCGTTTAATCTAATTCTTTCTGAGAATCTTCCTGATGTTAAAAGACTTATATTATTTTTAAGACCATTAAATAAATCATCTCTTTGTAATTTTGTTAAATTAGAAAATACATCATCTATATATTCTCTTAATAGTTCTGGACTTTTAATTTTAATAAGTTGTTCAATATCAAAACCACCATGTCTACTATTATACTTAGCCGCCTGGACAATTGCTTTGGCCATAGCTCTAGCTTTAGTTAAAGGTATTTTAACATCTTTAACTTCTCCTGTTTTACCATCAACACCTTTTACTGTAGTGTCTTTCCCTTTTACTTTAGTTGCAGGATTATCATATTTGTTTAATAGTTTTTGTTCACTTGTAATAGCTTTAACTAATAATTCTTCAATTCCATCTTCACCTATTTTTGCTTCTAGAGCCGCAAAGCTTTCAAAACTAATTTTTCTAGGTACATAATATCTACCTGTGTTTGCCGCTAAATCCTCAGCACCTTCAACACCAGATTCTGCTAACTTCTTAGCCCATAGTTGAAAACCATTTGCATAGCCCTCAGCCGCTTTAACTACATTAGCATCTTTTAATAATTCTATATCAGCCGCACTTTTATCTTTTCTAGATAAAGCAATCATGGCTCTTTTAACTTTAACCATGAAATCTGTTTTATGTTTAAACTGAAAGAAACCTTTTAGTTTACCTATAGCTGTACCGCCATAACCTAAAGATTTTAAGTAGCCCTCCATAGCATCATTTACAATACCGTAAACTGTACTATGTGTTTCCATAGTAACTTGATCCCTTATGGCTTCAACTGTTTCTCTTTGTACTACAGCTTTACCATCTCCTTTAGTCCAACCAATAGGTTCTTCCATTGATTCAAAACCAAACTTTTTAGTTAGTTTAGAAAGACTTGTTCCTAAAGTTCCAGATCTTGTCATACTGAAACCAAAGAAAGGTATGTTTCTTAATTTTGGATAGAATAATTCTATTCCATCAATATCTGTTTCAGCTAAATCTTTCTCTAGCTTTTTGTTTTCTTTAGATATTTTAGTGTTTTTAAATTTTGTATTGTCTGCTTTAGGGGTTGTTTTTAATCCATTCTCCTCTATGTCAGCTCTTTCAATAGAAGTAGCTACATTATTAAGCCTTTTTGACATTATTGCGGAGATACCCCCTCCAAGAGTACCACCTAAAGCTAACGCTATTATTATGTCATTGATACCCATTGTTGGGTTATTAGCCGCTACAGGAGCATATAAAGCTCCCTCCATAGATCCATAAACTAATCCTGATCTAAGAAAGTTTTGTCTTCTTGATATTCCTGTAAGAAACTGAGTGCCTTTCATTACTTTACTTAAAGCACCGTAACCTGTGATGTTAACAGGATCTAATATAAAAGAACCTAACTGTAAGGCTGTACCTGTCCAACCCATGTTAGATAAGATTTCAGCATTTTTTTGATGTCTACCTGCTTTTTGTCCTAAATATTCTAGATGACCTGCATTTACAGCACCTACAAGACTTTCTGCATATCTACTATTAAGGTTATATTTTTTAATTG